CCAAGAGCCTCCCGTTGCGGTCGGTTGGCCGTGATACATTTTTGCAGGTGCAAGACTTGCCATGTTTTAACCCCCCATCCACGCAAGTAATTGCGCGTCGAATATTCCTCGTTCGATTTTGTTCATGTTTGCAGCAGAAATGGCAGTTCCAGTTTGCGTCACGGTTCCAGGACTTACCGTCAAAGTAACCTGACTGGATGATTCAGCGGACTTTGTAAAACGGTTTGGGAATTGAACCAATCGGTCCTGCCAATTTGTCATGTCGTACATCAGACCACTTCCTTCACTTCAATTTCAAAGCTGATTGTCAAACTTTGTGTATTGTCTTTCAACAATGCTGCTGTCCCGCTGGTAAGCAATTGTCCGCTACCAGCAGATATCGTTGAACCATTGACAAAAAGGCCTAACTCCGTAATCGTTCCGTTGCCTTCACTCTCTTCAATAAAAACTTCCTTGACCACAACGTTGCCGTCAATCAAACTTGTCGTAATTGCTTTTCGAAGCGTTTCAGTTGTCAGCTGCGTTGAAGCAACAGTCGGTGCGCTCCCGCTCCCAATGGCAATGTGCGTTGCATCGGTATTGAGAAGCGAAAGCACTCGGTTAATTCCTGACGTGTGAATCATGTTTATCACCTCATAAATAAGAGTCGGTGGCCGTGATCGCACCGTAGAGCGGATTGACATCTCCGCAGATTCGGTACTGATGGATGTTGTAGACGACGCGGACTGACAACCCTGTGGCCGAGTAATTCTTAATAATTCGCGTGACCGATTGGTCGGTGTCGGCGTCATCTCGCTCAAGCGCTGTGACTCGCTGGAACAGATTGCTCATGTCCTTCTCTCCGCTCACTGGTCAACCTCCTCTGCTTTGATATCCGCCTGTATATCGTCGGGTGTGAACTGAACATCAATTGATTCAATTCGCCAGTAAGAGTTGATGTCAAACACGGGTAAGACGATTCGCGTCAATTGGCCGGGATTGACTGTCCAGCTTCTGGTGCCGAAACTACCCGAACGAATGATGTCTTTTACTCGTTTCAGTTCCGAGCGTCCGCGTTTACGTGCGGCCATTTTGTCTGTAATCTTTTTATCAATAATTGCCTTCTCATATAGTCCGTACCCTGCCACGCTTGCAGGGTCTTCGAAGTAGTCGATGACCTGCACGGTAGGCTTGTATACGATGCGTAGCGTAACGCCGCTTGGTAGGTTCCCTGCGACGCGCTTTAGAACTTTCTCTTTTTTGTTGTACACATAATTCGTAGTAGGCGTGCCTTCTTTGTCTATCGCAATCGTTTTTGACACACCATTCTCAAAAACCTGCGGGTAGTTAGGCACGTAAGCAATCGAGTAATACTGATTGTTACCATCGCCGATAAACGTTTGTTCGATGGTATTTGGACTCGCTTGTTTTGCACCGATTACCCATACCCGATTGCACAAATCTGTTGCGCTCGTGTCAAGGCTGAACGAACCTTCAAAGATACGCGCAGGCGTGAAATCAAATGACGTGAAGCCGTCATTTTCTAAAAAGAAGGATAAACGGTTGTACGCGTCGATGTTCCAGTACGCACCCGTAATCTCCGCCAGCTTCTCGATGACGCTGGCGAACGATTCGTAGTTAAACGTTAACAGCTCAATTTCCCCGCCTACGTCATCGACATTCGTAATGCCAAGCCAAGGCGCGTACTTGTTACGCAACTCGGTGATGATTTCCTTAGCGGTCTGATTTTCAAACACTTCTGCAACGAGTAACCGTTGTAGACGGTCTGTATTATCGACGCATTTCAGTTGTATACGTTTCATCGGGTAGTCATAAGACTCCGACTGTGTTTTAATCGTTCCGCTAAAATATAGCGTTCCGTCTACTTCAAGTGTAATGGCGTGCATACAGAGATTACCGATTAGGTTCTTGCATGACAAATCAAGCGAAGCAGAAGCCTCGCCAAGTGAACGTGACCACGTGGCCGAGAGCACGTTTGGCGTGATGTCTACACTCCCAGTAGGCCCAGTCGCAGTGACTGTGTAACTCGTCATGTTACTGCACCCCGCAATCGGAACGTTCCGCCCATCTGAGCAAATGTGGATTTTGCAATGGTCTTGCCGTCAAGTTGCATGATGACCGTTGTGCCACCGCTCATGTCTGCGGTTACACTTGAATTGACATCCGGCACGGCCAACATCGAATTTAATTCGGCCTGCACGCTTGGCGTGCCCGACTGAATCGCTTTCGAAATCGGCCCTGCAAAGTCCAATTTATCGAGATCGCTAAGCGGTCCGATTTTTGCCGGGGAGAACGGCAGGAAGTCTCTGATTTTCCCCGCGATGTCTTTCACTGTGTCCCACACGACTCCGGCGGCTCCTTTGATGCCGTCCACAAGTGCATTAATAAATCCTTTGCCTGCGTTTAAGAATATATCCTTCATGCCTGTCAGAAACCCTTTGATGCGATCAAAAACGTTAGAAACTGTGTCTTTTATTGCCTGCCATGCTCCGCTCCAGTCTCCTTTGATGATTGCCATAACAAACTTAAATATGCCCTTTATTATGTCCATCGCTGTGCCAATAACGGTTTTTATTACTAAGAAAACGGTCGAAATAACTGCTTTTATAGTATTAAATGCGACCTTAAAAATTGTTACTATGATATTCAAAGCAACTTTTATAATTCCCCATGCCGTGGTTAAGGCGATCTGAATATAAGTACCAATAAATTTGAAAACGAAAGAAATCACTGCTTTTATTGTGTCCATATGCTTTTTGATGAACCCGGCGATTGCCGAGAAAACTGTTGAGACTGTCTGCCAAACTGTACTTAAAACTGGTTTTATAATAGCCCATGCCTCTTGTAAGTTTTCGACCATTGTCGCCCATATCGCTTTAACAACCGGAACGATTGCATTGACGACTGCCATTATAATCTCTTTGATGCCTCCCCACACGCTCTGCACTATGGCTCTGAATTGCTCGTTTTTATTATATAAATCTGTTAGCCAAACTCCGAGCAAAATAAATATAGCGATAACGGCTACAACTGCGGCGACGATGCCCATAATTGGTGCGATCACTGCCCACTCTGCGACTGCCAATGCTCCCATGCCTGCCGTCAATAAAGCCACTACTGCAATTAGTCCTGTCAAAATAAAAGTAACAACTGCGGCTATGGCTATGAATTCTTTGGTTGCTGGACTTAAATTATTAAACCAATCAACGATGCCTCCGAGTTTATCTGCTAAAGTTTCAAGCATCGGCACTAATGTCTCGCCAAGCGAAATCATTAAAGTCTCGAATGATCCTTTTAATTGCTCGATTGATCCATTTAAATTATTCATTTTCTCTGCGGCTACCTGCTCGGAAGTTACTTTACCCATCGCCTCTTTCATGGTCGATGCTCCGGCGGCTCCCTCTTTGAATAAAATGTTTGCGGCTCTAATTGCGTCCGAACCGAACAAAGTCTCCATTTTCTGAATTCTTTGAGCGTCTGTTAATCCTGTCATGCTGCTCTGCAAAATTCCGGCGATGTCTCCGAGTCCCTTCATTTTTCCCTCGGCAGTAAAGAATTGATTTGCTCCGTCTGCCGTTGTCAGTCCGAGTTCTTTGAACAAAGCAATTTGCTCTTTGCTCTTTGGTTGTAAATTCATAAGCATCGTTTTTAACGATGTACCTGCATCTGATCCTTTTAAGCCGTTCTGAGCAAACAAAGCGAGTGCCGTGGTAGTGTCCTCAAAATTTATACCAACCGACGATGCAACGGCAGAAACTGCCGACAAACCGAATTTAAGTTCTCCCACGCTAGTTGCCGAGGCATTTGCGGCTCCTGCGAGAATGTCTGCCGCATTCGTTACTGTCAAACCGTCTGCCTTAAATGCGTTTAGTGCGGTCGAGGCTATCTCTGCCGCCTCTGCAAGTTCTAACCCTCCGGCAGTGGCTAATGACAACGCTCCTTTTAGTCCTCCGTTGGTGATGTCTGTCATGCTTACTCCTGCTTTAATTAACTCCTCGATGCCTTGAGCCGCCTCTGTGGCACTGTACTTGGTAGCTGCTCCCATCTGCAAAGACAATGCTTTTAACTGCTCCATTTGCTTTGCACTGGCGCCTGAGACCGCTTTGATTTTGGATAGCGATTCCTCAAAGTCCGCCGCTTTTTTGACAGCGAAACCAAGTCCGCCTGCAATCGCAAGCGAAACTCCGCCGAACGCAGCACCAATCTGCATACCTGCATCCTGCACTTGTTGACCGAGCTTACCAAATTGCCGATGCACGTTGTTCATCTGCTTTTCAAAATCAGTAATATCTACGCCAATTTCAACAAGCAAACTACCAATAGTTTTTTTTGCCAAGTGGCTCACCTCACTTCTTGGCTATATAGTAAAAAAGAGCCGAGATTCACTCGGCTCTACGGTTTTTCAATCGTTGTTGTAATGCTTCAAACTTTGCAATTTTATCTTCTTTTGCCATTGTCTTGGACTTGCCAAGCAATTGGTCAACCGTCACTTTTCGTTTTAAGTGGATGTTCATCAAATTGGCGGCCAACCATGCCGTGCGCTGCATCTCGATTTCTTGACGCAGTTCGTAGCCTTCCAGCAGTTCGCGGTATTCCGCAAAGGTCAATTCCCAAAACTCATCAGGTTTTAATTGGAGCAGACCGAAGCCGATGCGTTTGAGTTTAGCCCAATCCCAATCAGCTTCGGTCTGCTCGTTTAGTTTTTTTCAGGTTTGCCTTCGCCAAAAAACAACTGGATTGCTTCGCCGATTTTCTCCATGACCACCTGAATAGATTCTGCCTCCAACATCAATTCTTCAGCAGCATCAATTGACCAATCATGCTTTTTGAACTCATGTGCAAGCGCCGCCCAAAACAGCACAATCATTTCCGTAATGCCTACGTTTTCACCGTTCAGTTTGCTGAGCGGTCTGCCTAGTTCTTTCTCGACCAAACGTGCGGCACGGAAATCAATTTTCAGATGTCTTGGTTGGTCCAAATCTATTTTCACATATCCTCTGTCTTTCAACTTCATGCAAAACGCCTCCAGCCTACGCTGTGTATTGGTCTAACTCGCCCGTGCCTCTGAATGATACGGAAACAGATACCGCGTCATCCGGTGTCGGATTGATTTCCCAGCTTGTGACAAACACGTCACCTGTGTAACCTGCATTGCCTGTTCCGGTCTTCGGAAGCAATTTGATTTTCAGCGTTGTGCCTTCAACCAATGCCTCATACAGATTTTCCTGTGCAACATTTGTTGGCACATAAAGCGCTTCAATGTCTACACTCCATTCTTTCATCCCCGGAATGTATTCCATCCAACCGTTCGAATCAAAGCTTGTCGCTTCAATCTCGTTTTGGCTAATGGAAAGAGTAGCGTCTCTTGCTTCACCGATAACTTGATACGATGTGCCGCCATCCACGGAAATGGACACGCGTGCGTTAAATCCTGCAATCGCCGATGTAGCCATGTTTCAAACCTCCTAGTATTGTATTAACAAACGATAGCGTAAAACAACGTGACGGGTGATTCCGTCTACATCTCGCATCGTGTCGCTCGAATCGAAATAACTGGCCACTTGGCCGAAACCATCGACCGTCAATTCTTGTTGAGCAAGCAGCCTTTGAATGTCGGCTGTAATTTCAAGTGCTTCTTTAAATCCTTTGTATCGAGACCAAATGTGAATGGTGAAAAACACTTCCTCACCCATATGCTCGAATGCAGTAAACGGATTGCTGTTTGTGTCGCCGATGGTTATGAACGGAAACTTTGCCGGATTCTTTTCCAAATCAGGAAACCCGTCATACACTTCGCTGACTTTGCTGGAGAGTTGCGGATCGTCGGTAAGAAGTTCGTAGACTGCTTGTTGCAGCGCCAGTTGTGCTCCCATCAGACATTCCTCATGATGTATTCAAGACCTATCATATAATCGCCCTTTGCCGCGTCAAACGCAGGCTGCATGAATGGCCTAGGTGGAATATTTCTTGCCGCAGAACCAAGCTCTACAATATGTGAATAGGGTGCAACAGCGCGAATCCAAACGCCCATTCCTTTTCGTTTTGATTGCTTGAAGGAATAGGAAATTCCTTTACGGAGTCTGCCTGATTGTCTTGGAGCACGGCTGCGTGCATCTTTACGGATTTCTTTACCCTTTTTTTGAATAAACTTCCGTAATGTTTTTACGCGACTATCTTCCCAATCTTCCAATTGCTTTTGAACTTCTTTCAAGCCTAATAACTTGATTTTCATTCATAACACCTCCGTGCGCTTGGCGCAGGTGAGTTCCAACAGCTCGTCGTTCTTCGAATATGTCCGTAAAATATCGTACATTTTACCCGACCAACGCAGACGGCTCTCACCGTTATATTCAATCTGGCGGATGATCAGATTGATTTCGGGCTTCAGGCCGACTGCGTGGGCTTGGTAAAATTCCGTAGAACGAATGCTTTTCTTATCAGCAAACACTGTCCGCACGATTTCGGTGTCGGTGTACCCACCAAAGCCGTCAGGCGCAGATACCAATTCGATAAGCTCAATCACTTCTCGCCACATCATGTGTAATCACCAGCCAACGTAAGGTGCGCTTTTAATTTTTCGTAAGCCATGACCAATCGTTCGTGGTCTGAATTATCGAAACCGAAATGCGCTTTTACATAAGTGACAATTACACGTTTGACGAGCGGGTCCGTGTTGCTGTTTGTTTTTGTGGACAGCACGCCCGACAGAAGTAAATCCTGCCGAGCGGCTGCAATCAAATCACTAATTTCCGTATCGAGTGCCGTGTGGGACACCCGAAGCGCAATTTTTACGTCATCGAGCATCGCCATTCGGTATCACCTCAATGAATCAGTCTTTTGCAATCAAAACGAATGCTTCAGTCAGCGCAGGCTTACCGTCAGCAACCGCCAAACCACGGTAGACTGTCTTGCCGGATTTGAAACCAGCTTCACGCGAAGTTTCGATAGTCGGCGCTTGGCTGAAATTCAAATAGTATTTGCTGAAATCGCCCAAGAGAATGACGTTATCAGGTACGAAGTCATCCAACACAACTGGATAGCCAAGAATGCTCATTGCTGCGCGGTCCTGTGGGTTGTAAGTGAAGATTGGTTGACCGTCGGAAGCCTTGATTTTGCGAAGGCCTGTGAAAAGCGATTTGCGGTTCATCACGAAGATTGCGTTGTTGTGGTAAGCAGTTGGCAACAATGCCAAACCGTCAACAAGCTCGTCATAGCCAAGATTCGCACCGTACAATGAGCTGTTTCCTGCGCCCCAGGTAACACCGTTCAGAACGCCTAAAGGCTCGCCACTTCCGCTGCCTGTAACGATTGCATTCTCGATTGCAATGGCCAATTGACGACCAATTTCAGCGCTGATGTAGGACTCGAACGCATCAATTGTCATTGCGCTTGCTGCTGCCGAGATTTCAACCAATTTGATAAGCTCGAATCCGCCAAGGTTTACATTTACAACTGTATCATCAGCAGGTGTTCCGTCTGTTCCTTCTGCTTTCCAGTTTGCCGCGTTCTTAGCGTTGGCTACAACCAAGCTCAAGTTGCCAGGCACGAAGGAAACAGTAATGTAGTTGTAAAGTGCTGTTGTTTGTTGGATTTTATCAATGATTTGTCCGAGTGTTTGAGTCGGAACTGCTGCGCCTGCCGAACCAGCGCCAGTTGTCAATGCGCGTTGCTCAACGTCTGTGAGTGATTTGCCTTGCAGTTGTTTGAAAAATGCTGTGCGATACTCAGCCGAAGCCAATAATTGTTCGCGATCCATGTGTTGGACACCTCTTTCTTCAGTTTCTGGTTTGATGATTGGCGTGGCAGCCACTTCACCAATGTTGATTTGTTGTGCAAGCGTGTTGCGTTTTTCGATTTCGGATTTCTCCGACTCCAGTGCGCGAATTTCAGCATCAATCGCGTCAACATCAATCTCAGCGTCAGAGCTGAGCATGTCACGGATTTCGAGCTTACGCGCTTCGATTTCAGCGAGTCTGTTCATGGTCTCTCCTCCTAAAAAGTGAATGTGCGAAGCAATAACTTCTTCCGCGCGGTTGCGCTGTCCAGCGCCTTTCGCTCCGTCTCGGCCTCCGCCTCGAAGTAGCTACGAGCAGAAATTGAAGTAGTATCATAAGCGGGAATATCCACCGCGGACACATCATACAGTTTGCGAATGCCGGTAATAACACGCATCCGATTTTCCTTGTCATAGCGCTGGTCAGCCACCGTAAACGAGAAGCTCATTCGGTCAATGTAACCGCCTCTGATTTCCTCATACAGCTTGCGCCCTTCTTCCGTTCCGTCTAACTTGGCACGGACGAACAGACCGTGCTCGTCAACTTGGAGCTCTAAAGTTTTGTTTCGAGTTCTTGCCATGACCTTACCGGAATGGTTGTAATTAAAAATGACGTCCGACATCTCTGCGTTTAACAGAGCGCG